GGCATCAAGTGATGCACAGGCGGATTCGGCACCGGTGGAATAGGTGCTGGACGACCATTAGGGAATGGAATATCACCTGGAGCTGGAGGAGGAAATGGCGGAGGCGGATTGGGTGGTAAATAACCCAATTCTCTAAAATGTTCGCGCGGATCATCTTGCGGTCCACCGAACATATCCTCTACTGCTTGTACATTTGAATCGTTATCAACCATACTTTATTTATCAGTTTCTGCAGGTTGTGTGTTTTCACAGCAGCAACCTTTTTTCTTATAGTCTTTGCGAATAGGAAGTTTCTTTTCAGATTTCTTTTTCTTTGTTTCAGATAGTAACATATCAACCTCGATCGTCTATTTCTAGATAGTATTTGTAAGCTTTCATACACTTGTTTACGTACTGAATAGTTTCTGTAAAAAAGTGTTTAATTACACTATCAGAACATTTGTTGTCCTTCATCCATTGAATAATCTTCTCTTTCGACATACCTTGTCTGTACATTCTGTATGGAGTAGCTCCACCAGTAGCACCGCCATTGTATTCAGCGAATATCATTTCGATATTATTGTGCATGTGTTTTGAGAAGTAGTTAATCATATCAGCTGCAGCATGAATTGCAGCTTTAGGATTTGTTCTGATTAAGTCCATATTGTGTTTCTTATCAATCTTGCCACGGCCCTGAAGACTGTTGAATGTAGTCGAAGTAATTTGCGCAATACTACGAACACCAGTATGTGATACTGCGTCTTGATTAAAGCCAGTTTCTGTAGAAAGAATTGCTAGAAGAATGTTGATGTCAATGTCATAATGATGAGCAGATTCTACAGCAAACTTTGCAAGTTGTTGAACATTCTTTTTTCCGTATTTTGTTAAAATTGAATCTGGAGTAGCAAGTATTTTTTCAACAGTGTTTTCAATATCGACACTATCGGGTGCAGGTCTTTCTAAGAACTTATCTGGTTCTTGTGAAAGTTTGTAATTAAAATTGTCTGCATCGATTTCGTGATTATAACGTTGCTGGAACATCGTTGGTGTTTTTGTTCCATAACGTGTATCAAAACCATGAAGTGGTTTCATGTCAGTATTTGCATTAGCAACACCAGCTGCCAATCCAAGAGCAGCTAGTGAATTGCTAAACTTGCTTTCGTTTAATTCTGATAGTAACATTATAGTCTGCTTAAAAATTCTTTAAATGCGTCAACGATAGCTTTAGAACCTTCTTTATCAACAGTCTTGTTGAACTTTTCTGCAGCCTTATTAATGTCTTCTTTCTTTTCAATCAAAAGACCAGACTTTTCATCAAGAACCCATTTTACTGTATTCTGAATAGATTCGTAAATCGCATCAGAATATGCACATTGTGCAGATGGCATGTACACTGCATCAATTGTCAGAAGGCTGAAGTCTTCACAAACAACATTGTCTTTGCCTAGGTTTCCAGTGCCTCTTGAAGATACGCCCATTCTTACACCATCGTTAAGCAATGATTCAAGAATCTTACCACAAGGTGTAGAAAGAACCTTTGCTTTACCCATGCCAAGGTTTCCATCCATGTGCAAATCAGTAATCAAGATTGCTGCTCTATCTGGGTTAATTTCACCAGAATCTGGGTGAGAAAGTTCACCAACAGCTTCACGTGATTCGATTAAGCTCTGAAACTTACCAACTTCACGTTCGATGATGTGTTGTGGATAAACACGGCCATTTCTGTTACGTGTAACAGCTTGAAGGAATGGACCAGTAATGTACATGTGCTGGCTATTACCAACATTTTCAGTGATTGTCTTCTGTTCAGAAATGCAATCTTCATTCAAAAGTTTTAATGGTTCTGACATTTCAAATTCCTCTTATTAAAATATTTATAGACTTAAAACCTCTGCAAGTTGTTTCAAGTTTTCGTAATCTTCAATAGCTTTATGAATTAGAACTTGCACATACTTATCATTTTGTTCTTCTTTTGACAAATAATCAATAGCGTAAATGATAAAGTTGTTAGTACAGTATTCATACAACTCTGGTACAAAATCTTTAGCTACTTTTGGTGTAAAATACAAATGACCGAGAAAGCCCCACATTTTGTCTTGTAGGTGATTGTATGCTATATGACGAACACTAACTTGAAAATTGCCAAAAATACCGTTGCCATTAACATCTTCTACACAATTTTCTTCAATACAGCATAACATATTATGCTTATTCTTTTTATGACGTTCTGTTAATATTGAATTAATGCGTTCAACGATCGCAGCATGTTCAGCATTTGACTCCAACTTAAAAGGCTTGTTGTTATACATGTACAAAACATCATACCAGCGCGTATTAGGGTTAAAATCAATTTTGTAGCCAGGTGCTGGATTGAACGTATTACGTAAATCTAGCACTTCTTTATCTGCATCTAGATACCAAGGGCGTTCATCTGTTGTTGTGTCTGTTTTTACTTCGCTCAATAACATAACTTATCCTAAATGTTTGCTGCTTCTATAACTAGCTTTAGTTCTGCAAAATCGTGTTGTGCTTTTGCCAATGCATATTCAACAAATTTACTATTTGCAAGTTCTTCAAAACTAGTATCATCAAGTCCTTGATATGCAGCAGCCCAATATTTCAATTGTTCGATAATGAAAAGAATCGGATTGTCACGCAAATATTCATAAATCTGATCAAATATTTCTGTTGCCATGTCAAGTTTGATCAGAATCGGTCTTCTAGCGCATCTATTTGTAGCAGGTACTTGTTGAAGAATACTAGCACGTAAATTGTTTTCATCATTAAATACGAACAACACTTCATGTGCTTCAGTCTGCTTCGTGTTGTGTAAAATTCTATTTAAATTTGATAGCTGATAATCGTCAACTAGTGCATTTTTCTCGAAATTTAATTCTTTCTTTATGATGAGCTTCATGTAACCCATCTCTAAATCTATACCGTTTGGACCGTTAGTAGGAGGTACGATGAACTCGTAGTCATTCGTACTCTTTTCGCTATTAAGTCTATCAACAAGTTGTTGTAGCACTTGTTTCGGTGGAATATCTGGAAAAGATACTTCTTGCTCATTCAATAAAGACTTTAGCATATTACATTAAATCGTTTAAGAAATCTAATTGGCCATGATTCTGTTTTGCACGTTCAGCCGCTTTAGCTTCAGGAGTTTGTGTAGCTGCGAACTGTTGTCTAAACTGTTGTGCTCCAGCTGCTACTTTAGCATCTGCTTCAGCATTTCTTTTTGCCTCTCTTTCTGCTTTACTTTCATACGAATATACGCCACGAGCATCATGCTTAATTACGCCTTTTCCAATCCAGTAACGAATTAACTGTCCGCAGTGTTTACGTAGCAATTTGACAATGTAGTTTCTTTGTTTTTCTGTATAGAACTTGCGTTGTACATAGAAGTTGTACATGCTAGTCAAAACTTTAGCATCTGATACACTAAATCCTGCATTATTGTTTACGTGAACACTAGCAAATTTCTGTTCAGAACTAGTTTGAAATTTGTAAAGAATTCTAATCAGATTGAATAGTTCTGCTGAAGACATATTAGGGAATGCGTCTTCGAATGTTTTTCTTATTTCGCCAATTGATGATGCGACAGCTTCTGTTAATAGCATATAAAACTCCTATACATTATTTATGCAAATAAAAAACCTGAAGAATAAATCTTCAGGTTTTAAATTTATCAAGTTTCAGTAAACTAGATTACCATTCGCTTGTTTCAGTTGGGCTTGCGAACAAGCTCTTGAATTCAAGCAAGCGGTAGTAGTTTTCTGCTCCCAACATATTATCAGCAAATGCATAACGGCTCATAACACCAATTCTTGGGCTGAAGTCGTTAGGATCGATAGCCTGATTTACAAGACCAGTGATGTATGGGCAGAAGATTACACCAGCATCGTTGTTTTCGGAACCCTTGAATGCCAAGAGAACCTGACCGTTATCCAAGTTCATGTGTTCATCAACTGCATACTGGTCACAGTATACCTTGATGCTGCTGTTCAATGTACCAACTTCTGGAGTTGCAGCAGAACCGTTAACGTTAGTTACGATCTTGTTGAAGAATGGTGCAGCAGACTGAAGAACGGTTGCCATATCTGGGCTAACTACTGCAATGTTAGCTGCAGAACGACGAGTTGCGGTACGAATCTGGTTAGCATAACGCATAATCTGAGTTACGATTCCAGAGAAACGTTCCTGAGACCAACGACCAATCCAGTTGTCGTTGTTGTTAGCTGTAGTTGTGCTCTTGTTGAATACTTTCTTAATGCAAAGATTCTTACAGTGACCAATTGTTTCACGGTCAAGTTCTGCAGTCATTTCATACTGAAGCATCTTAACCATTTCGGTCATCATGTCAACGTTCTGCATTCTCTTGATATCTTCTGCAGATTCAATGCTGAACGATGCACTTAGCTTTCTGCTCTTAGCAACGATAGCCTGACGGCTGATCATCATACCAAGTTCTGGCATCTTTGTAAAGTCTTCTGCGGAACCAGTCTGAACCTTCCAGTGTTCTGCAGTTTCAGTTTCAACACCTGTACCAGCATCAGGAATACCGCTTGTGTTAGCTGTAGAGCCCGAATAGCCAGAATACTTTGGAACTGACTTCCAACCAGCTTCAACAATCTTGTCAGAGTTTTTGTCCTTGTACAAGAAACGAAGTGCATAAGCAAGACCAACTGGTCCGTTAAGTGGCTGAACACCAACCAAAATGTTTGCAAACAAGTTAGGGAATACACGACGAACAAGTGCCATAGCAATAGGTGCAAATACGGCCTTACCGTCACCACCATAAGGAATACCCTGGTTAGCGCCAAGTGGTGCACCAACGTTCATACCGAAGTCTTCGTTAAGTGCGTTTCTACGCTGGTTTTCCATCAACTTAGCAGTATTTTCACGGATTTGCTTATCCGGAATAGATGCTACTGAAAGTTGAGCAGGGACCTTAGTCCATTTTTCCGTAATTTTCATTAGAATCCTCCAAAAAAGATTTTGTAATTTATATAGTTATTTATATGTTAACAAGTTGAATTTTTTACTTTTTGTTACGATAGAAGGTATTCGTTCGCCTTAGTGAGGAACGAATCAACATCTTCATTTACTGGTTTGAATTTTTCAGCAACGAATTCAGGTGTTGCATCTTCGATCGATGGAGTCTTACGAAGAGCTTGTTGGCGTGCTTCATTCAATGTTGCAGCTTTTACGATAGGAAGTGCTGTTTCTGTAATAATTGAGCAATAGTTGTCAATATCTTCTTTAACAGATGAGAATGACTTTCCTTGGAAGAATTCATTCACCTTTTCCTTCTGTTCTGCAGTAAAGCCTTCAGTCTTTTCAGCAATCAATGCTTTTTTTGCAGATTGTTCAGCAGCTTCAGAAATACGAATGTTTTCATTGTATTGTTCTTTAAGCTTTGATTCAAGTTCTGCAATTTTACGATTTGCTTCTTTGAGTTTCTTAGTACCAGAGACGTTCAAAGGAACGTATTGTTCTTCGAACAAGCTGCGAATACCATTAACAATAGGAGCAAATGTTTCATTGATAGCAGTCTTAGTGATCAAATCTGGGCTGATCTTTTCAAGAATAGCGTACTTGAAGTAAGTATCGATACCTTCGACAAGTCTGTCTTCGATAGCCTGTAGTTCTTCACCGTACTTTTCTTTGAATTTTTCGTTGAAGAACTCAGTGATATATTGCTGAGTAAGCGTTTCCAACTTTTTGGTCTGTTCGGCAATTTTCTTGTCTGCCTTGCGAGCAATAGTTGCAGCTTTCTTTTCACAAAATTGTTCAGCTAAAGTTTCAAGTTGCTGTGTCTTTAAAGCTACAGCAGAATCAATCTTCTGTCTGCAGAATTCATCAGCTTTGCTATTGATAACCTTAGTTTCTTCATCTACTCTTGCTTTAACAGCAGTTTCGAATGTTTCTTTAATTGTGTTAAGATCTTCGTCGGAAAGATTTGCTTTTTCTTTTAATATAGCTAGGACTTTATCCATTATTTTTCCTCCAAATAAATCATTTATTTATTATTTATAGCGATTTTTTATCAATTTTTTACTTATCTGCCTATGTGGCGTTTAAAAATGCCCACAATTTTACCATCATTTGTTGCCCAAGGGAACGAAACGTATAAAACATGACTTGCAGGATCAAAATCGAACTGAGCAGAGTTACGATCGATGGTTACATTGACGAACAATTCAATTTTTGTGAAAATTTGTTCTTCTAGGCCAGCAGTATAATTGTTGAAAAGAATCTCATAAAGAGGACTGCAAAGTGCTACGTTAAATAGACATTCTCCTGGCATAGTGCAAATTACATTTTCAATAGCTTGGTTGATAGCAGCAGTTCCATATAAGTCTTCATTACATGCACGACCATTTAGATCTGCATAAGTATTAAACACAGTTTTCTGTTGTGTTACAGTACCAAAATTAGAATTAGCAGAAATTGGTAGCATTTTGACCTCTTAGTATTTTTTCACTGTATTTGTGATATCTGACATATCGTTTACAATGCTTGCTTTAGTAGTGATTTCGTCGATAATTGCGCGATCAGTACCATCTGTTGAAATTTGCTCAACGATGTAGCTGTTTGATACAAGTCTTCCATCATTTGTCCAGTAGAAACGTTGAAGTGTATCTTCAGCAGATTCTGCTTCAGATTGATTTACGTTTACTGTGCGTGGTTCACTTACAGTGCCTTTTAACCATTCTGATAAATCTACGTCGATGATAGTACCTGTATCGTTTTCAGCTCTAAAGACAATTTTGTCATCTTTAGCGTATAAGTGTTCTAGAATGTTATCCCATGATAAATCAATGTTTGACACTGCATCACCAAATGCTGTACAGATTGCTTTCATGCATTCGCCAAGTGCTGTACCAAACTCGCTAGCACTTGCCCATGTCTTTTCAAACAATCTTACACCAGGAATTTGATGCCAGTCACCTCTATCAATAGCGCGTTTTGTATCTCTTACGAAATTAGCTAAATTGTAAGATGCTTGTGCGTTTGCTAAGTTCTTTGAAGTAATACCTGCGTCGATCAACACTTTTGTTAATTGTGCAGAAAGTCCATTTAGCTGTCTAGTTGCATTATCGCAAGTTCCTAATTTTTGCTTTAGCCATGAATCAGTCAATTTGTATTGACCAGCACCGATTTCTACAATATGTAAAGCGCCTGTACACTTCTTATAGAAATTTTGAGAAGTAGCGATAGATGAACATGAATCGATACTTGCATCAAGTACACAGTTAAAGAATGCATGTAATCTGTCTAACAAATCGAAAATGCCGAAATCTTCGATTGAATAGAAATAGCTTTCAAGACGTTTCTTAATGCGCTTTCTATTACGTGTAATGATGTCAACCCATTCATTAATTTGGGCAAGAATTTCTTCACCATAATCACGAATATAGTTCAAACCCCACATGAATGTAAAGCCAGCACTACAGATTTGCTGTCTAAAATTGTCAAATATCATTATGTTATCGTACAATTCTTGTTGTGGCTTAGAATTATACTGATAGTTTTTGACAAGTGTCTTAGTGATTGAAGAACTTGGATTTAACAATTCTTTCAAAACGTAAGAACATTTGAAGATAGACTTACAAAACTTGTCTAAGTATTCTTTTGCATGTGTTTTTTGCAAAATCCAGTCAGTCAAATACTTACACAGTATCTGGTACCCCGCCATCGCTGCATCGAAAATCACTAAACACGTATTCTTAATCATGTTTTCGATAGACATCACGAATGAATTCAATGTCGTGATGATAGCTTTTGCATACAATAAGCCAGCTTCTAGTGCTGCTTTAACAACTAGAAAGCCAGCGTAAATGTAACCGCATATAATAGTACTTAGAGTCATGTTTCAGTTGCTGATGGAACCATACTGTCATGAGATACACCATAGACAGCGTTGATAATGTTTTGTTTAGAATCTTCTAGGTATTTATGTCCATATTCGTAGTGGTTCTTTGCTAGTCTCTTCCAAGGACGTTCGACAACTTTATCAGTCTTAATACAAACTGGAGAAGCAGATGTATGAACTTTTTTACCACTTACAATTACGTCAGCACCGCTTATATCTGAACCATATACATAAATCTTAGAAGTAGTTCTTGTATCATCGAAGTTGTATTCTCTGACAGTATCTGGAATTGGCTCATAACAGAAGATTTCTGCAGAAGCACAAATATTTTCATACTTGTCAGAATATTGTTCGACGTACTTTTCGATGTTAGTGTATGGAACAAAATACGACGATACACACTGATATTCTGGACCAACAATGTGATCGTCATCTTTGAACGAATAACCACTAATCAAGCTACCATCAAACATGCGATTCTTTGCTGCTTCTGCATATTCTGCAGAATTTGTATACTTTTCATTCATGTACATATTGCCAGAAACTCCAATTCTTGCACAAGTAGTTTCATTGATATGAGGATTGAGTGTAGCAATGATTTGTGTAATAATGTCAGCTCTTTCGATGTTTCTGTAAATGAATGCTTCACATTGAAAGTCAAATGTAACTTTTACTTCGCGTTTAGCATCTTCGCCCATGTCATCAGGGCCGTAATCAAAATTGAAACCAGTAAGTTTGACTTTAATGTCTCTACGAATGTTCATGAACCAGAATTCTTTAACGTGCAAAAAGAGCGCAGAATCTTTAGTTTTTCTCATGACTTGTTCAAACATTCGTTGCAAATCAGCATCTTTATCAGCATGACAAGTAAGCTGAATACCCATTGTAACAGGAATGACCATCATGTCTTTCCATAGCAAGTCACAATGTTCAAGTTCGACACCTTTTGACATTAAATATCTGTCATAGAATGTACGAATGGTGTTCGAGCTAGTTTGACGTTGTCCATCGTACTGGCCATTTGTAAACTTCCATGTCATGCATGGGTTTTGAATAACGTATTTTGGATCGACTATACCATTTTCATCAATCTGTGCAGATTCAAGTTCTGTTCTAAAATCATGAGCTTTAGAACGAGGACCAAACTTAATAGGAACTTGAATAACTTTACGAGGGTAGCCTTTTTCGTCTTCTCTAATAACGAAAACGTCACTAAACTTTTGTCCAAACGCGACGCTTAACGCACGCATACTATCCGCAAAGTAATAATTCTGCGGATAGCCCCCTGGACCAACATTATTGTCGTCAAGAGTGGCTTTCATCCAGCCATGTTCTTCTGGATTGTAGCCCGGTTGTGTATAATCACCACTAATCATACAATATTTATGATGGCTATACACTAAAAAAGCCGCTTAAAGAGCGGCTTTTGTTTAATGATTTCGAATGTAATCAGGAATTTTGTTCAGGTCCTCTTCTTTTATCTCTAGACCTTCACTTAATGAAAGTATTTGAGGAATATCCTCTTTCACTTTCATGTACCCTCTAAATACACTTGTCCATTGCTCAAATAAGTACGGAAATTTATTCAGAACTGCGAATAATTGAACATCTCTAAAAGCGAACTTGCCTTCACCTTTGTTCATGATTTCCCAAGTTGTATTTTCTTTTTCATATGATGCTGGTCTTGAAATCACGTAATCAGGTGTATATACTTTCACTCTATGTGCAATCAACCACGGATTTATCCAGCTTTCATCACAACGTTGACAAATTCTTCTACGAATATTAAGTACTTCTTCTGTCATACATTCACACGGGAATGTAAATGGCGGAATTACACATTGTGCACAAAATGTAGTGAAATAATTTGGTTCATTGTCATACCAATGAATCACTTCTTTGTGAATACTGTGATTAAACACATTCGAATAGAACAAATCTGCTAGATTGACAATACAGTGATTGTCTACTGCATAAGAAATTGCTCTACATACATTTTTGATGTCGTAAATTGCATCATCATCTACAGAAACGACAATATCTTCGAAATGCTCTGGATAAACATACCAACGTTTATGATTGTATTCATTTCCAAAAGTCCATCTGATTTCAACCTTTGGATGAGATCTTACGAAGTCTATCAATTGTGTCGGTAAATCGTATTCCCTATTCGGGAATTCCATTTGTGACAACCAAAGATAAATTTTGTCAAAATTGACTGGATACGCAGCAAACTGTTCAAGTACTTGCTGAACGTATTTGATACGTTTCTTCCAAGAAGTTAAAGTTACAATTGTTTTCATGCAAATGCCTTTTTAATTTTTTCTGGGTCAATTTCAGATA